ATGAATAATGAGGAGTTAGTAAAGCTATATCAAAATGGAGATAATAAAGCCTTAGAGGAGCTTATATTGGATAATGAAGGTGTTATATATAAAATAGCAAATAAGTACAATGGAATAAATAGAGAGCTAGAACTAGAGGATTTATATCAAAATGGAGTATTAGGACTTATTGCAGCAGCTAAAAAGTATAAGTTTGATATTGAAAAGAAAGCTAAATTTATTACTTATGCAGTTCACTATATAGATAGATATATACATAGGGGTGTTAATGGTGGTAGTAGTAAGCATATAGGTAATAACAAACTCTATAATAGTTGTACAAGTCTTAATATACCTATAGGCGAGGAAAATGATATGGAGCTTGGAGAACTTATAGAGGATATAGATTATGGCTTTGAGAATATAGAGGAAAAACTATTTCTGATGAATTTAAGGAAGGAATTAGAGGAAGTTATGCAATCTCATAACACCTTAGAGCAAAGAGAAGTATTGAAGTTTAAGTATGGTTGGAATACCTCTCCAATGAGTTTAAATGATATAGCAGATATATTTAATATTACAAGGGATAAGGCAAAGAGTATAGAGGATAAGGCAATGAGAAGATTAAGGAATAGTATGTGGGCCAAAAAGAATAGGAGAGAGTTTGCAGAGCTTGGATATATAGATGGATTGTATTTAGGGATATAAAGTATTCGGAGTTTTCGGAGTCCCTAAAAAGATAGCGTTGCAATTCATATATAATAGGAGTTGCTAGATGTATTTAGGGTTTTGAGAATAGATATATAAAGTATACTGACATTTCTGACTCCCTAAAAGGGATATATTTAACTTTTTGAACACCCTAAAAGGTGATTGCGAGATTTGCGAGACCTTAAAAAGAAGGTATTTTACTTTATAGATAATGATATCAAATGATAGTGTTGCAAATATATACTAAGAAAACCTAAGATTAAAACTTAGAAAAACTTAGTATATTTAAATGTAAACTTTTGTTAAGTTTAAAAGTTGGGTTTTGTAAGGTTAGCGACTAAAAGTAGGTAACTTATTTTATGTTAAGAAATGTTAAGGTTAGAACGTGAAGGGGTTCACCAATATTATTGGTGAAGCTATATGATCCATTCTCCACAGGTGGGGAATATATATCCTCTTCATTTATGATTGAATTAATGAGCTTGTCAAAACTAGACAAAGTATAAATAAGGTGGTGTATATATGGAATCATTAATTAATTTAAGCAAAAAGTCGATATATATGAGAGAAAGGTTATATGATAAAGCATTAGAGCGTCTTAATAATGCTGATATAAGTGTCAGCTTTGAGGATTTAGGCTTTATTCAATGTAATGCTACTACTGGTAGAAAGATAAAGAGACCTATATTTGCAAAGGTAAATCTATATACAGTATTCAAGTTTTATGTCAATCTAGGTATAGTGTTTAGAGATGATAGTAAAAGGTATTATAGTTTAGAAGAGGCAGAGCAAAAGATAATTGATTATTACCAGGAGAATAATATTGATTATAAACTTGATTTGTTACGTTAAGACATCTATAGAAATATAGGTGTCTTTTTTATTTTATGGAAAAGAGTTCTTAGGTAAGTATTGAAAAGGAAAGTATTAATATTTATAGAATTATATTGAGTGAAGGGAGGGGGGGTAAAGTACAATACAAGAAAACTAAATTAGAAAGTATTATTAATGTAGAACAAATATAGAAAGGAGAATATAGTGGAAGAGAAGGATATTAGAGATATTATAGAAAAAGAAATAAATGAAGGACTAAAAAAATATTTAAATAGAGGAATTAAAAAAGTAAATTTACATACAATCTTTCAAGTGATTTGGATGTTTGAATTATATTATTTAGGAGCTAATTCAATTTATGAGTTTGCAATAAACAATGCTGAGATAAAGAAGTTGTTAAATAATCATACTATTGCTTTGCCCAAAGAGATTGAAATGTATAATAATATAATTAAGGATTACTTTGCATCATGGAGTGGATTTGTTATATTTTTTGCAATAGCTATGATTGTTTGTGGATTATTCTTTGCCTATATACGGGTAATTCCGAGATTGAGTGATTATATGTTAATATATAGGTATTCAGTTTATGGAATAGAAGCAGGGATGTGGCTTATTTTTATATATGCGACATATTTAGTGTATTTAAAATTTGGTGTGTTTTTTATTTTGATTCCTATGTTTGTAAGTATCTGTATAATGGCAATAGAGAAATTAAAAGAATATTTAGGGATATAATTTAACTTAAGAGATAGGTTTTGTTAAATATTTACGATTATTAAATAAAAATACAATGAAGAGATATTTAGAATAGCATATGTATATACATATTATTTTTGTATAACTAATAGTAATTATATAGATATTTAATAAATATTTATATTGATTGATATACGAAGAATATTAAAAAGAACTCTAGAGTAGGGTTCTTTTTTGTTTGGAAGTGGGAAAAGAAGTGGTAAATAAATAAAAATGACCTTATCAAATACTAGTTGAAGCAAGTGATAAAGTCATTCTTGTTAATTATTGGTGCCGCCAGTGGGAATCGAACCCACATGGTTTCCCGCACGATTTTGAGTCGTGTGCGTCTGCCAGTTCCGCCATGGCGGCATGAAGCAAGTAATAGAGCCATTTATGCAACAACTGCACACGTTCTTTTTAGAAAAACTGCACACAATCCTTTTTTTGTTGCAAAATTATAATAGCACATTCTGCCTTGCTTTACAAGGAAAACTTAACAAAATAAATTATGCATACTATCCTTTGTAGTGTGCATTTGGAATATACATTATTAGATAATAATTTGAGGTGGACACCAAGTCCCTGTCAATAATATAAGTTATTAAGAAATAAGTATAGTTCTTTGGAGCTGCGTTTCCCCTTAGCTCCAAGAGTAGAAACATATAATTAAGGTAAGTTGACTTTCTACTACATCTATTAATACATAATTTGATTTAGAAGCATTTTAAGAGCAGTTAAGATATTTGGGAGTATAAACATACTACTTATAATTTAAAGCTTATTAGAAAGCGTTACAAAGCATTATGACTATAAAAGTGTTATAGAGAGATTCTAAGGACAAGAAAACTAAAAGAGGTATGTTTATACTATTTTTTATCTTAAAGTGTCTTAAAAACATTGTAGGAGCTTTAAAGCGGGGAAATATTTTAGTGTCGTAACATTTTTTATATGAGATGCGGCTGGGGCGGAATATAATCTATTTTGGTTTTATAACCAAGGATATGTTTAGATGATATATACTACCTACAATAATAGATACCTCTACTTTAGCTTTAGAAGCTTCCTAAGAGATATTACTATTAAATTAGTAGTTATACATTATTTAATAGCTTAAAGCACACTACATACATTACAGAGCCAAAAGAGAATATTTTAAGATACATATATAATAATTAACCTATATTATATGTATCTTAAATAAGGATTAAGAAAAAGAGTAGTAGAAAGTAGACATACGGAATTATATCAACATACTCTAGCGGCTAAGGGGTAACGCAGCCGCTAAGAGCTGCAAAGACAGTTTAACCTACTTTAATACATGGCTTCCATTACTATTCTTTAAGCTACCTATTCTTTGGTTATTCATTTGCCATTAAGGCAAAAATGAATATAACCAAAAGTGCTAATCAACTTCTTTTATTTTTCTTTATTGTTTTATATGTTTCCGCTTTAGCGGAACATATAATATTGTATTATATGTTAGGCGGCAATATACTGCCGCTATTTTTACGTTAAATTGCCTATATAAATACGTTAAATTGCCGCTATCATATTTATTAATAGGCAATATTTTTCCTAAATGTTATGTAATAAAAGACTATAAGACATATTTGTCATTAAGTTATTGATTTTAAGTTAGAAAAACTTTTTAATATGAGAGGTGAAATACCTATTGACATATTTGTCATAAGGTATTATTATGTAAATATGATAAGAAAAGAGGAGTGCTAAAAATGAATTTTAATATATATAAGAAATTAGAATTATTAAGAAAGACTAATACTACAACATATGTTGTATTTGATGTATTAGCTAATATGGCTTTAGAGGACAAGAAGGAAGAATTTGAATTAAAAGTAGAAGATTTAGAAGAAATATTAAATATGAGCGGTAGGACTATAAGAAGGGCTATTAAGGATTTAAAAGATAATGGATATATAGAAATAATTAATAGAAGAGATGAAAACGGAAAAATTTTAACAAATATTTATAAAATTTTATAACTAATATGTGTATATAAAATATGCACTAAGTAATATTAGAGTGTGAGGCAAAGAAAATTAAAGTCTATTATAAATTAAAAAGGAGAGATGGATATGAGAATGGTTATAGCAAATGCAGAAACAATAGAAAATATAGGAAAGGAAATTAATCCAAGTGCAGCGTTTTTATATGTAATAATTTTAGGACACAGAAACGGAAAAACTGGAGAATGTTTTGTAACACAAGCTAATTTGGCAGAAAAAACTGGCTTTGGAGAACGAACTGTAAGGGATAATCTAAGGAAATTAAAAGAAGCTGGATATTTAGATTGGGTTAAAGGAAGTAATTTTAGTAGTAAGGCTAATAGTTATATATTCCCAAAAGAAAATACTTCTAAGGAAGTTGCGACAATAGAAAAAGCTAAATTAACTAAAAAGAATAAAGTTGAAGCTATTAAAAAGAATATTGATAATAAGGAAATTAAAATAGGGGCAAGACCTAATGTAAATCCAATGGAAAAAATGGTTACAGAAGAAAAGAAGAAAATGGCAGAATTAATAAAACTAGATAAAGATTTAAGGAAAAGAATAAATAGACTACAAGGAAGCCAAGAAAAGATAATGTATGAATCTAAAATAGAATTAATATTCCAATTAATTAGAACAGAGAAGCCTTATAAAATAATTTTAGAAGAAACCGCAGAGCTAGTTGACAATATGGGATTAATTGAAAAGATAGAATTAAAGGGAGTAGGAACTTTAAAAGATTTTGTTTATGTAACTGGTTGGGATGGAAGAGTTAAAAAATATGCTTAATATAAAGAGAGGTTATAAGAATGAGTAAAGTTATAAATTTAGAAGGAATAAGATTAGAAAATGCTTTAGCAAAGCAAGGAATAATTGTAGATAAAGAAAAATTTGACTTGAATGATAATGATGATGTAGAACTGCTAAAAAGTATATATATAGTTTTTGGTGGACTTGAATTAGATTTATAAAAACAAATTAAAGGAGAGAGAAAGAAATGAGAAGAGAAGAATTATTAAATAGAAAAGAAGAATTATTAAAGGAATTAGAAGTTATAGAAGCTGAATTAGAAGCCTTAGAAGAACAACAAGAGGGTATATTGACCCTTGAAGCTTTAGAAGATGCTATAAAGGTTTATGTGCCAAAAGAAAAGGAAGTAATAGTATTTAATGAAGAAGATTTAAAATACGTTGAAGATAATTTATTAGTATTTCCAGAGAATAAAGATACAGAAGAGAATAAAGATGAAGGAATGATATTAAGCATTGAAGCTTTAGAAGAAGCTATAGAAAATTATGAGCCAATAAAAAGAACTATACCATGTATAGATGCCGAAACCATTAAATTTATAGAAGAGCATTTAAATGTTAATGATGAAGTTGAAGGTGAGATAGTAGAGATGCATGGAAAAGTAGAAATAGATAAGACGGATTACTATAGAGCATATAAGAATGTGAAGCCAGAAGATAATCCATTACTAAAAATGAGTAAAAGAGAATTATTAAGTCCGTATGGAGCTAAACTTCTAGCTAGATACGGGCATCTGCTCAAAGCTGCTTAATATACGTATTGTACGTATGAAAAATAATTTGTAAAATTTTTTTAGTTGATATGTGTAAATAGCTCCCCTTTATGGGTAATAGGATTGGTGAAGTTGCAAAGATAGCAGCTATCTTATTATTTAAAAGGGGATAGAAAAAATGAATGAATTAATGAGTAAACTATACAATACAAAGGAAACTAAGACTACTAATTTTGGAAAAGAAGAACAAATAGGATTTAGCTTACAAGCAAAGCATCTAATGGTTAAAAAGCTTAATAAAAGAGCTTTAAGCATATGCATGGATTCAGATTATTACGTTTATGAGGATTGTGTGCAAGAGGTAGCATTTGTAATCATAAAAGCTGCTAAAACTTTTGTGGAAACAAAACAAGCCACTATGGAGCATTTAATAGATAATATATATAACTATGAAGATGAAACTCTATGCAAATTTTGGGGATATGCTTCAACTGTATTAGAAAGGCATATAAGAAATGAGTTGAAGCATAGAGAAAAGAGAGCTGCAGAAGATATTTTAGGCGGAAAAGTAGACTATTTACTATTTAGTACAATAGAGGATAAGACAAGCTTAGAGGATGCAACTGCTGCAGAAATAATTGATAATTTTCTATTTAATAAAAGTAAATTGTATGAGGGAGAAGATACATCTAATCCTTTTGTAAAATGGTTTAATGAGAATAAAGAAGAAATATTAACTAAGCAGCAACTACAATTTATTAATGCTGGAGGCATTGGATATAGAAAGGATAATGCATACCACTATAAAAAGAATATAGCAAAAAGAGCATTAAGCAAATATGCGGCATTACATTCCACAAGCAATTTAAAGAAAATAGAGTTAGATAATAATATAGAGATTTTAGAAGAGTTATTAAATGGAAACTTTTATAATGCATTAAAAGAATATATAGATGAAGATGTAGTAGTTGACATAATATATTCTAATAAGACATCTGTAGAAGATAAGAAGAATATAACAAACTTTATTCATGGAAAAGTAGATATACTAAATTTAGATACTACAATTAAGCTAACGTTATTATTCCAAAAAAAGTTAGGAGAATTAGAATACAAACTATGGCTAAAGCAGAATATAGCTTAGTTTTCAGAAGGGGACTTTTTGTCCCTTTTTATTTTTTTACTAAATTGTACTAATAAATACTAAAAAAGTTCTACCTGCTTATATACTTATTAGTATAATCATATTCAAAGAATAAATAATTTTTTCACTCCTTTTTTAATGCCTCCAGTTCTTGGGGGCAATTTTTTTTAATCTTTTTTAACTCCAAAATGTGTAAAAAGAAATTTCTCCTAGGTAATGGATAGACAAGAAAACATTACAAAGGAGAGAAATTATTATGATAAATTTAGAAAGTAAGAAAGCAAGATATACATTAAAGAACATTAATAAGATAGCAAAAATTTTCAATGTATCTGTTAATCAAGAAGGATTAGAAAAGAAACTAAGAAAAGAAATTGAATACTATTATAATAAGCGACAAGATATAAATAATGTAAGATATCAATATCAACATGACACACGCTCTCCTAGAGAGTTTGTGGAAGAAATATTAACCAACAATGAGCTGGAAGAAATATTAAAGGTGATTATGAAGAATAATAACAACGTACAAGCTTTACATAGATTAGGAAAATCTAAACCAGCAACGACAAAAGAAGAAACTTATAAGGTTAATGTACTTCCAGATTACTTAATTATTGATAAGAATAAGAGAGCTTATACCCTAGAACTACAATGTGGTGATTTAACTAAAAATTCTATATTTATTAAAAAGCATAAAATAAATGATAGTAACGACATTAATTACTTATTACTATTAGACACCTATCATAATAAATATTGTTTAATAAATCCTTTGGAGGTAGATAAGAGTAATTTTATTAAAAGCATACCTAACCTAGGAAATAAGGCGGGATTTAAAATACCTTTAAATCAAGATAATATATTTAACTTTAATAAAGAATGTTTTAATGTGCTAGATGCAATTAATTATAAGTGTTTTGCTAATGCATAAAGGAGGAATAAGGCATGGTTACCACAGTAGAGATTATAAAAGGATTAATTATAGGAGTAGCAGGAATATACCTATATATAAAATGGGATAAAAAACAACAAGCATAGAAGGAATTTACCTCTTTTTGTAGAAATGTAAATAAAAGGGGGTGAATAAAGTGGATGATGTATTAAAAGTTTTATTAGCTATTTATAATAAGTTAGAGGATTTAGAAAGTAGATTATCTAATCAAGAAGATTGTTTAAGAGAGATAAGAGATGAAATTGTTTTGCTAGGCTCTTCTATAAATAATATAGAATCTGATGTTAGTTCTATTAGTATAAACACAATGTAAGGAGAAGAATTATGATAATTAATAAGGGATATGAGGATTTTTGCATACTTAATACAAAAGTAATTGATGAAATTTCAATAGACTTATTGAAATATAAAAAACAAGGGTATCATTTAATGGTTAAAGGAGATAGTATTATATTATCTGATTGTAATATGAATCCATTACAGAGAAAAGATATAAAGGTATATCATTTTAATGGTGATATAAGAACTGAATATTTATTAAATATAATGCATTATTTAAATAAAAGTGATAGTTAAGGACTCTTTATAAGGGTTCTTTTTTTATATACATAATGACATAAGGAGGTGGCATAAATGCCATGAGTTTAACTATTAAACAAAAGAAATTTGCAGATATATATTTAGAAACTGGCAATGCCACTAAGGCAGCAGTAGAAGCGGGTTACAATGCTAAATATGCAGCGACAAATACAGATAAATTACTAAAAAATACTAAAATTAAAAATTATATAGATGAAAGACTTAAAGAGTTGGATAACGAAGCTATAGCAAAGCAAGAGGAAATATTAAAGACCATAACTGCCATATTAAGAAGCAAATATAGCAAAGATGTGGATAAATTAAGAGCAGCAAAGTTATTAATGCAAAAGTATGGAATGTTTACTCCAGAAGAAGAAGATAAAGATGTAATTATAAATATATCTTTGGAGGAATAATTGAATGAATATAGATTTAAAAATTTCTAAAAATATATTTAATGAAGCATATTTGCCTACTCTCTTTGATTATTCTTCCAGATATTGTATATTTTATGGAGGAGCAGGAAGTGGAAAAAGCCATTTTGTATTCCAACGGATGGTAATTAAAGCCCTTAATGATAAACGTAAAATATTAGTTATAAGAAAAAATGCGGTTAAATGTAGAGATACTTGCTTTACAATGCTTATAACTGCATTGGAGTTCTTTAATATAAAGAAGTATTGCAAAATAAATCAGACTATGATGAATGTAGAGCTACCTAATGGTTCTATTTTTTTGTTAAGAGGAATAGATGACCCAGAAAAAATAAAATCTCTTCCAGATTTAACGGACATTATCATAGAGGAAGCAACGGAATTAAACCAAGGGGATTTTTTACAGTTAGATATAAGATTAAGACATCCTAAAGCTCTTAATCAAGAGATGGTTTTAATGTTTAATCCAATAAGTAAGCAAAATTGGTGCTATAAAAAGTTTTTTGGGGAAAACAAAATAAAAGATAATATAAGAATATTAAAAACTACTTATAAGGATAATAGATTTCTTCCAGAAAGCAATATAAGTGTTTTAGAAAATCTTAAATATACAGATGATGTACATTATAGGGTATATTGCTTAGGGGAATTTGGAACGTTAAATAAACTTATATTTAATAAATATCAAATAAAGCAAGATATAGAGCTTCCTGCAGATACTAGATTAGTTGTAGGAATGGACTTTGGATTTACCAATGACCCTACTACTGCAATTCTTATAGGATATTCCCAAAGTACAAACAACTTATATATACTTGATGAAATATATAAGACTAATATGCTTACAGATGATATATATAATGCTATTAAAGCAAAAGGATTAGATAAATATAGGATAATTGCAGATGCAGCAGACCCTAGATTAATAAAAGAGTTAAAACTAATGGGATTAAAAATAGAAGCCGCTAAAAAAGGCTCTGATTCTATTCTTCATGGTATTACATGGTTACAAGCAAGGAATATTGTTATAGATAATAAATGCTCTAATGTATTAACAGAGTTACAGAATTATACATGGGAGAAAGACAAAAAAACTGATGAATATATAAATAAGCCAATAGACAAATTCAACCATGCCATTGATGCTATTAGATATGCAGCGGAACAATTTAACACAAAAAACAATTTAAGAACTATTACCAAGAGTGCTTTAGGAATATAGCACTTATTTTTATGCCCAAAAATAGAAAGGAGATAATATAATGATTACTTTTGAACAAGCAAGAGAGTTGTATGAAGATTTTAGATTAAACAAAAGACCTAGATTGGAAAAACTTAACAATTATTATAATGCTAATCACGCAATTCTTAATAAAAAGACAAGGGATAATGGAAAAGAGCCTACAAGAGCAGTTAATAACTATGCTAAATATATATCAACTATAACTACTGGATATTTTATAGGAAATCCTATTACTTATATTTATCAAGAAAAGGATAAATTGGAGGAGGTTGAAAAGATTTTTAAATATAATTATGAATCCTCCCACAATGCAGAAATTGCTCTTGATATGAGTATTTATGGGGTAGGATATGAGCTTAATTATCTAGATGAAACATCACAATATTGTTTTGCTTCTGTAGACCCTAGAAACGTTATTGTGATAGATGATGGTAGAATTAAACCACAAATAACTGATGCAGTTATTTTTGATGAAAAAGAGCTAAAAGATAATAAGATTGAGGTAATTATGGAGGTATATGATTCTACTTCACGCCATACTTATAAGTATATTAAAGATAGAAATAGTGCTACAGACTTTTCTTTTACTTTAGAGAAAGAAGAACTACACAGAATAGGTTATTGTCCTATAGTAGAATACAGAAATAATAAGAATAAGAAGAGTGATTTTGAAGATATAATAACTCTCATAGATAGTTATAATGATGTTACATCTTCCAGCATAGATGATATTAAGGATTTTACAGATTCAATTTTAGTAATAAAGAACTTATCTGGAGCTACCCAAGAGGATATTGATAGCATTAATGAAAATAAGGTAATGCTAGTAGATGGAGATGGAGCGGCAGAATGGCTTATTAAAAATATAAACGACACTTATAATGAAAATGTAAAGAATAGACTTAAACATGATATTCATAAATTCTCATTCACGCCAGACCTTACAGATGAAGCTTTTGCAGGAAATGTTACTGGTGTAGCTATTAAATACAAATTCCAAGCCTTAGAACAGTTAAGACAAGAAAAAGAAAGATGGTTTAATAAAGGACTAATTAAAAGATTTATAATGATTAATTCTTACTTATCTAAATATAACAAATCTATAGATTTAATGGAATTACAAATAAAATTCCAAGCAAATCTACCTATAAATACCACAGAACTTATCCAAAATGTTAATAATGTTACTGGTATTATATCTCATAAAACACAACTTGCAATGCTTCCATTTATTCAAGATGTAGATGCGGAATTAGAACAATTAGAGGAAGAAAAAACGGCTGCTAATCCATATTCCCTAGATGATTTTAAAGTTGATATTCCAGAACAAGAAGAGAATGTAGATGAATAATATTGATTTTGAAGCTAATCAAGAGTATTGGGAAAAGAGAATAGAAGCAGCTAAAAATACCTTTTTATCTAAAAAAGATAAGGATAAGGCTCTAATAAATGCATATAAGAAAGCCTTAGATGATATTCAAATAGATATATTGAAATTATATGAAAAGATTGATAATGAAGAAGCAACTCTAACAGACTTTCATAATTACAATAGGTTATCTAAGCTCCAGAAGCAAATTAACTCTACCTTAAAACAATTAGGTAAGGAAGAAATTAAGTATATGAATAGCACTATAAAGGATGCTATTAAAGCAGGAGCTTCTTTAGATAGTAATTTTGCATTACTAAATAAGAAGGTTATAGATAAAATGGTATCTTCCCCTTGGATTGGAGAAGATTTTTCTAAAAGGGTGTGGAAAGAATTAAATAACCTAGAATTTACATTAAATGATGTATTGAAGCGTGGAATTATTCAAGGAGAAACTATAGCCAAGATAGCTAAGAATATAGCAAAGGAAATGAATAACTCCTATGGTAGAGCTTACACATTAGCAAGAACTGAAACAATGCATTACTTCAATGAAGGTGCTAAAGAGAGTTATAGACAAGCTGGAATTAAAAAAGTTAAATGGTTTACTGCTACAGATGAAAGGCGTTGTAGTGTATGTGGAGCTATGCATAATAAAGAATATGCAATAGATAAAGCTCCTATCATACCAGCACATCCACGTTGCAGATGTACCTATATACCAGTAATAGATATTCCAGAAGATAGAGAAAATATGATTAATAAATTAAAAGGATTAGATGTAGAATCCTATACAAACAAAAGAAAATTAGGTAGAGATATATTAGATACTTTAGGATTAAATGAAACTTATGTAATGATAGATGATATAAAAGATTATGGATTCTGCACACTTAAAGTGAAAAATAATATAGCTTATTTAGACAATTATGTATTAAAAAGTAATGATATAAGAGCTAAAGAGTATCAAATTAAAACTGCTTTTCATGAAGCATTTCATGCTTTAGCTACTGGCAGGAAAACAGATTATCACATTAATAAACATTGGTTAGAAATAGAAGAAACTTTTGCAGAAAGTGCAGCACACTATTTAACTAAAGTAATGGGGATTAATAAAGATATAGCTCCAAGTTACCCAGAAAAGCTTATAGAAATGCTTCCAAGACTTAAAAAATTACCTAAGTTTAAGAATTGTAATACTATAGCTGATTTTGGTAAAATTGCATTAGAAGAAAGATTAAATGGAGCTGGTTCTGAATGGGCAACTCTTTTTAGAGAAGCTAAGAGCCAAGGATATAATTATATAGGATATGCTAAAAAACACTATTTAGATTATATCAAAGAAAATAAAGAAGAGTTAATAGATGTAATGCTAGAGAATATACCAGAATATAAAAAGTATAAGCCTAACATGATGGATGACCTTGAATATGCAATAAAAAAAGTGGATAAAGAACTTAATTTAGATGGTAATGATAAGTTTGTATTTCAAAGAGTGTTATCTATTGTAATAAATAGAGTGGGGGTGAAATAATGTATTATATTCCTATGGAATGGGTAAAGAATCCAGATAACTTAGACAAAGTATATAGTATATTGAATGAATTGACCAATGATATTAAGCCAGAAGATGGTGATTATAAGCAAGAGGATGCTATAAGAGATATTAGAGCATTAGGAGAAGATATAATAGCAGAAAAGCTATTAAATGAAATATGGAAATAATTTAATATGTATTCAAGAAGCCTTAATAACTAAGACTTCTTTTTTTATGCCTTTTTTACTTGGAGTTAGGCATTAAAGAAACAACATGGATTTAATTTAATAGTCATACGGACTTTAAACGGTTAGGAGAATTTAATATGGAAGAAAATTTAAATTTACAAGAACAAGAAACAACAACTACTACTGCTGCTACAGAGGAAAAACAAGAACAAAAGTTTTTTTCACAAGAGGATGTAGAGCAAATAGTTACTAAGAGATTAGCTAGAGAAAAGGCTAAGATGGAAAAAGAACAAGAAAAACAAAAGAGATTAGCTGAAATGAGTGCAGAAGAAAGACTTAGAGCTGATATGGAAGAACAAGCTAATAGGCTTAAAGAGTTTGAAAGAAAAGCTCTTGTAGCTGAACTTAAAGACAAAGCATCTTCCAATTTAAGAGCTTATGGAGTAGATAATTCATTTAGTGAATTTCTTATAGGTGAAGATGAAGAATCTACGTTATACAATGTTAAGAAATTTAAAAATTTATGGGATGTAGCATTAAAAAATGCAGTTGATAAGGCATTAGCTGGTACAACTCCAGCAGCTCCTAAAACTGTATCAAGTTTAGATGAAACAGACCCACTATTAAAAGCTTTCAATAAGGCAGGTTGGTAAATCCAATCTGTTTTTTTATTACAAAAATTATTAATTATAAGGAGGTAGCTAAATATGGCTATTATATTAACAGAAAAATTTGCAGACAAAGTAGATGAAAAATTTAAGGTAGGAGCATTATCTGGTGCTGGAGTAAATAAGGACTATTCATTTGAAGGTACAAAGACAATTAAAGTAACATCAGTTCCTACTGTAGCTATGAATGACTATAGCAGAGAAGGATTAAACAGATATGGTACTGCTACAGAGTTACAAAACACAGTACAAGAAATGACACTATCTAAGGATAGAGCATTTACATTCACTTTAGACAAAATGAATGAAGAAGAAACTAAGATTAAGGCATCAGAAGCGTTAGCAAGACAAATTGATGAGGTTATAATCCCAGAAGTAGATAAGCATAGATTTAATGTTATGGCTACTGCAGCAGCAGATGTAACTATAGAAGCAGGGAAAGCTTATGAAGCTATTTTAGATGCCACAGAGAAACTAGATGAAGCTTTAGTGCCACAAGCAGGAAGAGTTTTATATGTTTCAAACTCATTCTTCAAGGATATTAAATTAGACCCTTCTTTTGTATTAGCATCAGAAGCTGGTATGGAAATTAAGTTCAAGGGACAAGTAGGAGAAATTGATGGCTATACAGTAATCAAAGTGCCTAATACTTACTTACCAACAGATGTTAAGTTTATTGCTTGTCATCCAGCTGCTACAGTTGCTGCTGATAAGTTAGCAGACTATGTAATCCATATGAATCCAGTAGGAGTTAATGGTTCTATAGTTGAAGGTAGAGTATACTATGATGCTTTTGTCCTTAATAGCAAGAAGGGTGCATTAGTTAAAGGGAAAAATGCAAGACTTGAAATGAGTTTAAAAAGCAAAAGCAAGTAGTATAAAAGGTAGGTAAAGTTAGTAATGGATATGTTAGAAAAAGTTAAGGTAATGTTAGGTATAGAAGCTAATAAGGATGCATTACTAACATTACTAATAGAGGAAGCAAAAGAGGATGCTTTAAATTATTGCAATTTGGATGATTATAAAGATTCTTTAGATTCTATAGTTATAAAAATGGTTAGATTCAAATATGGGAAGCTAGGGGCAGAAGCTCTTAGCTCCCAATCCTATTCTGGAGTATCAGAAGCTATTAATGTAGATTATACTCCAGATATATATAAAGCTTTAAATAGGTTTAAAAGACCAGCAAGGTTATTATAATGATTAATAATTCAATGAAACAATATAAGCTATATAAAAATGCTGGTAATAGAAATGAATATGGAGAATTAACTCCAGAACTAACTTTTTTAAGAACTATAGAAATTGCAATAAATAATAAAGATTATTCAAATGTTGAGAATGATATAAGATACCTAAAGGCTACGCATATTGGATTGAGTACAGATAAAGAAATAAAGAAAGATTATATAGTAATGAATGGAGTATCTAAATACTTAGTTAAATATGTTAATCCTTTTGGTAGATTAGCACAAATAACATTAGAGGAGGTTATATAATATGGCAGCAGTTGAAGTTGATTTATCTGCTTTTGAAGCTGATTTAAATAATTATATTAATAATCTTCTTCCTAATGGATTAAAAAATGGTATGGAAAGAGCTTGTATAGCAGTAGAAGGACAAGCAAAAGAAAATTGTCCTTTTGATGAAGGTATTCTAAGAGCTTCTTTAACGCATGATACTGAAATAAAAGATAGTAAGATAAATGGTTATGTAGGCTCTGGATTAGAATATGCAGTATATGTACATCAGGGTACTGGATTATATGCAGTAAATGGAGATGGTAGAAAAGATGTACCATGGACTTATAAAGATAAAAATGGAAAGTTTGTAAGAACTGCAGGAAGTAAACCTAATCCATTTTTACAAAAATCCGTTGATAAGCTACAAGATAAAATACCACAACTTATAAAGGAGGGGTTAAAAGGATGATAGTACCAGATATATTAAAGTTATTAAGAGAAGAAACTGGATTATTTACTTATCCTTTTTCAGCTCCAGCAGGTGAGGAGTGTTTAGTTTATGATTTAGTACCTATTTCAGATAATGGGGTAAGAAAAGAATCAAGGTTAGAAATAAGAATAATTGCTTTTAGTCTAAAAAAGGCAGAGCAAATAGATGAACAAATAAGAAAGCTCTTATTAGATATAGGAGATAACAATAAAATAGATGGTTTATCCAGTATAAAGATTACTGGAGGAGGAACTATGCAAGACCTAGGTACTAATACAGTACATAGGTTTTTATTTTTTAATTTAATTTATAGGAGGTAGTCAAGTATGGCTAAAGGAAATGTAATTTTAGGCTCTGGGGATTTATATATAGCAAAGTTTACTTCTTCTATACCAGAACATGAAGTGTTAGAAGTGGATGAAAATAAAATAGGTTCAATAAAAGGTGGAGCTTCTTTATCTGTATCTCCAGAGGTTTATGAGGTTATAGATGATAAAGGCTTATGTCTAAAGAGATTTATTACTAAGCAAGAAATTACTTTTAAGTCTGGTATCTTAACATGGGATTTAGATACTTTAAAGATGCTTACTTTAGGTGGAAGTCTTTCATCTGATGAAGAAAAGCATACAAGTACATTAAAGATAGGAGCAAATGGTTCTATAGAACAATATCTTATCAGATTTGTACACAAAATGGATAATGGTAAGAAGATTAGAGTTACTATAGTTGGTACTGCATCTGCTGGTTTTGAATTGAAGTTTAATCCAGAAGAAGAAACTGTTATAGATGCTGAATTTAAGGCTATGGCTTTTGATACAGAAGGTAACCAAGTAATCATAGAACAAGAAACAGAACAATAATCAATAGCCTACTTTGATTAGTAGGCTTAATTTTTTATATATAAAGGAGAAATGTATATGTTAGATTTATCAACTCTTAAAAATAAATATTATGAGCTTAAAATGTTTGATGGTGAAGTTTTAAGAATAGAAAGACCTTCTCAAAAGATGGTTATAGAAATGATGGGATATGAAGATAAATTAAAAGACTTAGAAGATAAAAAAGGTATATTAGATGCTTTTATAGATATTCTATTTGATATATTAAATAACAATGCAGATGGTAAGAAGTTTACAAGAAAATGGATAGCAGAAAGCTTTGACTTTAGTATTGGTATGGCTCTAATTGAAGATTATATGCAATTTGTATCTAAAATTAATTCAGACCCAAACTAGAATTGCCTACGTTACCTAACGTGGGCAGTAAAGTAAAAAAGAATAGTAATGATGATTTTGAAATGATGCCCTCCATTAAAAAGGTAATGGATTATGGGCATCTTTCTTTTTATCAAGCTTTAGACCTTCCATGTGATGTATTTAAATTAATGCTTAAACATGCAACTATAGAGCAATTAATGCAAACAGAAGAAGGAAGAAAGCAATTAGAAGATATTGAAAGACTTAAAACATCATCAATAGATTTAGATGGGTTGATAACTAACTTTTCTCCAGAACTAAATAAGGAGGTGATGTAATGGCTTTAGATTTAAGTGCTATTAGAATTAATGTACAAGCTGACACAAAGGAAGCTGAAAAGGGATTAAAGAGCCTTAAACAAAAAGGAGAAAGTCTTGCATCTATAGGTAAATCTCTTACATTAGGGGTAACTACTCCAATAGTAGGTATTGGAACTGCATCTCTTAAAGCTGCAGCAGATGCAGCTGAAATGGAGAGTAAGTTTGATACTGTATTTAAGAACATTAGTAAAGAAGCGGATGAATGGGCAACTACTTATGCTAATGCAATAGGTAGAAGCAAATATGAAATAAAAGAAGCTATTTCTAATCAAGCTGACTTATATTATGGTATGGGATTTACTGCGGACGAAGCATATGAGTTATCCAAGCAAGTTACTACATTGGGTTATGACTTAGCATCCTTTAATAATGTTAATGATGCCCAAGCAGTTGATGCTATGACTAAAGCTCTTATGGGTGAAACTGAATCTGCCAAGATGTTAGGAGTAAATTTAACAGATACCATTATGGAAACATCAGAATTTACTAAGGCAACGGGTAAGAGTTGGAAAGAGCTATCAATGGCTGAAAAAGCACAAGTAAGATATAAAGAAGCAGTTAAACAAAGTTCTAATGCTATAGGAGATGCGGAAAAAACATCTGATAGCTTTACTAATATGGTTAAAAGATTAAAAGGGCAATTATCTGAAATTGGAGTTGAAATAGGCAAAGTAATACTTCCAGCAGCAGATAAGATAGTTAAAGTATTAAGTGGCGTATTAGATAAAGTGTTGACTTTCACTAAAGAAAATCCTAAATTAGCAGCTACTATAGTTGCCATAGCTGGAGCAATAGCAGCCATAGGACCTACGCTATGGATAGTAGGTAAATTAACTGTATTATTTGCATCATTTCCTATATCTGCTGGGTTATTAGCTGGAGGATTAGGAGTAGCAGCTCTTGCTTTTGTTGGCTTAAATGAAAATGCTCAACAAGTTTTAAATGAGCTTCCAACAAAGTTATCATTAGCTATTAATTATATGTTACAAAAAATAGTTGAGTTTCTTCCACAGTTCTTAGCTAAGGGTACAGAAATGCTATTTAATTTAATACAAGGTATTGTTACTGCTATCCCAATGGTATTAGAAACTTTAGTAAATCTATGTTTTGCTATGTTAGGAATATTAATAACCTTCTTCCCACAATTTATGCAAATTGGTTATAACTTTATCAAAAATCTTCTTGATGGAGCTATAGCAAAGTTCCCAGAATTTATAGGAAATATAATAGATGGAATAACAACTATTATTAATAATATAACTGCTAGGATGCCAGAATTTATTTCAAAAGGAATAGAATTTGTATCTAGTATGGCTAAAGGATTTAAAGATAACTTCCCTGCAATTCTGTCTAAGGTGGGGCAACTACTAAAGGATATAATAGCAAAGATTATAGAGAAACTACCAGACTTTATTAAGGCTGGATGGGATTTATTAAAGTCTATAATAAAAGGTTTATGGGATAACAGAAAGGAATTAATAGAAGCTGGAGGAGATTTATTAGATGGTTTATGGGAAGGATTTAAAGACCTTATGGGAAGCTTTTGGGATATAGGAGAAATGATAGTTGAATCTATCTGGGATGGAGTTAAATCTATGTGGGGTTCATTTACTGGATGGATTTCAAGTAAGATGGAAAACATCCCTATAATAGGTGGATTCTTTAGAATGACACCAGAAATAGATACAGATGGATTACAAGCTCCAGATGCTGCTATGTTTTCAGCTAATCCTTTAAGTAGAAGTAGGGGTAGAAGTCCATTAGCTGCATTAGATACTCCAGAGTTTTTTGGGGCAACTAGAAAGAGCTTTAACTTTAATATCCCAAGACAAAATAATGGCTTAGATAGTCTTAAAGACTTATTACAAGGTATAAAAGATGTATCTAGTGCTACTGGTTCTGTTATTGAAAATGTAATTAATATAGATGGTAGAGAATTTGCTAGAGTAACAACTCCTTATATATCTAAAGAATTAGCATGGAATACAAGATAGGAGGGTAACTAATGTTAATTAATAATAAGGATATAAATTTATATGGCTGCTCTCTTATCAAGTATGAGATAGGGGCATCTGAAACACAAAAAGGTATTGAATGGACTAAGGGAGCATTATCTCCTTTAGTTTATTTTGATTCTAATAAATATAAAGAGGTTAAGGCTTACCTTCTAATGGAAGCCATTAATAGAGAATCATTAGAGTTATATAAGAGTAATTTAGCTAAAGACCTTAAACAAACTACTATTAAATTCAAGGATTCAAAATATCTTTATGATGGGGTATTAGAATCTATAAGTTTTAAGAATATAAATAGGCTAGCTATAGAGGTAACTATAAGCTTTAAAGCTATACAAAAAGATGATTTAGAAACTATAACATTGGCTAAGAGTTTAACTCAAACTATTAATGTTAAAGGTAATGTTGACACTGAATGTATCATAGAAGTTACTGCTCCAAGTGCTGCAGTAGCTTCTTTCACTATTAACAATTTAACCATTAAGAATATACCAGAAAATAAGACAGTTATTATAGATGGTATAAAGAAAAAAGTTACTGTAGACGGCTCAAATTTCTTTAATAATGTTGAATTATGGGAATTCCCTATATTAAAAGCTGGAGATAACACTATCACGCAAAGTTTAACTACAGTAGATGTAAAAATAAAATATAATCCATGCTGGAATTAAAGGAGGCTAGAGGATGTTAATTTTACTAGATAAAAACAAAGTAAAGATAGCAGCTCTAACTCAATTAAAGGATTATTATATTAAGGAAAAGATAAACACAGAGGAGGTTCTTGCCTTCTCTCTTTCTTTTAGTGATGAAAATAATAATTTAGTTGAGGAAGAATGTTATGTCGAAACAAAAGAACAAAGATATATTGTAAAAGCTATTAAAAAGCAAAGCACGTTGACTAGATATGAATGTAAATTAGACTTAGAGGAATTAAAAAGTAAATTGCATCTGGAGGGATTTAATAGCGTTACTTTAACAGTTGGAGAAACTATAAGATTAGCTATTGCTGGTACTGGATGGAGTGTAGAAGATAAAGAAGCTCCAGCAAGAAAAAGAAGTTTGAAATTAGATGCAACTAATGCATTAGATATAATTGAAAAAGCAATTAAGAAATTTAGTTGTGAAGTTAGATTTAATACTAAAGAAAAGATGATTATAGTTAAAGAGAAATTTGGAAATAATAAAGGAGTTTATTTTTCAGACCAATTAAACTTAAAGGCTCTTAATACTGCATCTGATACGTTAGATTTTGCGACAAGGATGTATGTAAGAGGGAAAGATGGACTAACTTTTTCAGATATAAATAATGGCAAGGATTATGTAGAAGATTTTAGCTATTCTAATAAGATTATAAATGTATTATGGAGTGATGGAAGATATACAGATAAAGAATCTATGTTAGAAGATGCTAAGTTAAAGATAAAGGATATATGTAAACCTAAGAAGTCTTATGATGTTGATATTTTGGATTTAGCATCTATTCATCCAGAATATAGCTTTTTGTCATATGGTTTAGGTGATGAAATAACGTTATTAAGTAGTAAGGATAAATTTTCTGATAAACAAAGAATAGTTGAGCTTACTAGATATCCGTTAGAGCCAGATAAGAATAATGCAATAATAGCAAATACTCAATTAAGTTTTGAAGATTTACAAAAACAAGCGGAAGAAACACAAGAGGTTGTAGATGGGTTCATCAATGAAGATGGTACTATAAATGGTTCTAAGGTTGATGGATTGCCAGATGCAGATTTTGTTATAGAGGATGGTTCTATTACTGCTAATAAAATTGCAGCAAATGCAATAACTACAGATAAACTTAATGCAGGAGCAGTTACTGCTGAAAAGATAGATGCTGGAGCAATTAATGCTGGTCACATAGCTGCGGGTACAATAACTGCTAATAGTGCTATCATAGATGATTTAGCAATAGGAACTGCTAAAATAGCTAATGGAGCTATCACAAATGCAAAGATTGAAGATGCAGCAATAGATAGTGCCAAGATTGATAAATTAGCGGTAAATTCTGCACATATTCAAAACGCTGCAATAGGAACTGCCAAGATAGAGGATGCGGCTATAACAAATGCTAAAATAGGTAAATTGGCAGTAGGAGAAGCTAATATAGCAAATGCTTCAATTACAGATGCAAAGATAAAAAATCTAAGTGCTGAAAAGATAACTGCTGGAGATATTTCTACAGATAGATTAAAGGCAAATGCAATAAATGCTATTAATGCATATATAGGTGATGCAACTATTGATTCTGCTAAAATAGGCAATTTAGATGCACATAAAATTACTACTGGTGATTTATCTGCTGATAGGATTAAAGCAGGGGTAATAAGTGCAATTAATTTATCAACAGATACTGCAACAATAAATAGTGCTAAGATTGGTAATTTAAGTGCTGATAAGATAACAACTGGTGATATATCTACAGATAGAATGAAAGCTAATGCAATAAATGCAGTAAATGCTACTATTGGGGATGCAGTTATAAGCTCTGCCAAAATAGCTAATTTAGATGCAAGTAAAATAACTACGGGTACTTTATCTGCTGATAGAATAAAAGCAGGGAGTATAGATGCAACTAAAATAAATTCAGAAACCATTTCTGCAATAGAAGTAAGTGCTGGGGAATTAGTTGCTAACAAAATTGCATCTGGTGAAATTAAAGTAGGCAATGCAAATATAGTAGATGGTACTATATCTGGAGCAAAAATAGCAAAAGCATCTATTTCAGAAGCTCAAATAGCAAAGGCAACTATTACAGATGCATCTATTAAAAGTTTAAATGCAAATAAAATAACTGCTGGTAAAATTGATGCAACAAAGGTTAATATAAGTTCAACAAGTGGTAAGCTATCAATAGCGGATAACACAATTACTATAAAAGATAATCAAACTACTCCTAAAACAAGAGTACAAATAGGATTAGATGCAAGAGGTAACTATGGAATATATGTTTTAAATGCATCTGGTCAAGCTATCTTTGATTCTGAAAAAGGGGTATTAGCTCCAGAAGGCTTAAATAACAATGTAGTAACTACAGATAAAATTAGAGATGAAGCAATAGGAAGCTCAAAATTAAATATAGATGAATTATTTGTAGGTGATAATGCATTTATTAAGAGCTTAAAGGCAGTTGAAATTGACGCAGCAAATATAACTACTGGTAAGATTAGCTCTGAAAGATTAGATATAAATGGATTAGTTTCTTTTGATGCATTAGATAAAACACTTCAACCTATATTTGATGTTCAAGGAGATAAAACTTATATAAATGGTGGGATGATAGCTGCTAATACTATAAAGGCAGATAAAATAGATTTATTATCTGGATTAACTGTAAATGGAGCAGATGGTAAACCAGTATTTGCTATAGGTAAAGTAGATGGAGAAGATGGTATAGGTACAGTAGAGATTAATGGGTGGTTACATTCTTCTAACTATGTAAAAGGTAAGTCTGGATATAGTATAAATACAGATGGAACTGCGGAAATTAATCAAGCAACTATTAGAGGTACTTTAGATGTATTGGATGCTGGAGTAACTAATACTGGTACTGCTGCAACAGATGTTAGGATATGGGCTGGTGGAAGCTATGAAAATAGAGCATCTGCTAAATTCAGAGTTAATAAGAATGGTGATTTATACGCCACTAATGCAACTTTAGCGGGTATTCTATATGGAGAGATAGAAAGTAATAACTTACACGTAAAAGATAGTATATTAACTATTAAGGATAAAGTAAAGCTATCAGAAACAAGTTGTAGTTTTAATACAGATGTTACTATTAATAATAAAGTCAAATATTCTACTGGTAACAATTCTTTAGAATTAAAAGATACTAATTTTATGGTTAATTCTGCCCAAGCTTCTGTATCAATAGATAAGGGTTCTGGAGCATATGGTGGCTTAAATATTATTGGATGTTCACAAGGTCATCATATTTTTAGAGGGTCGACCGCTTCTGATAAGTTGGGAACTTTAGTTATAGATGCAGAAGGAAACCAAGGACAAAGAGGAGATTTTAGCTTCACTAGGAAAAACTATGCCGAAAAGTGCAAAGTTGATATAGATGGAGATTTAACTATATGTGAGAAGATTAATTCAACAATTCAACAAATTGAAATGAGAAGTGTTAAAAATTCTAGCTGGGATGGCTGGGGATTTTATGCTAATTAAGGGAAGGTTATAAGCCTTCCTTTTTATTTTGGATTTAGAAAGGAGATAAATATATGGCCTTAATAGCAAGTGGAATACATGGAAGCGGTCCTGGAATGTCTTATGAATTTTATGCAGAACAAACTGCAGGGAGTGGTAATAATAGAACAATAAAAATAACATTAAAATTAAAAGCAGGTCAATATAGTACATCATATTACGCTTATCCTGTTCAATGGAGAGCTAATGTAAATGGTTCTTGGAGTGGGTGGATGTCTGTAAAAGGCGGTGAAGCTTGGAGAGGTTCTGATGGTTTTAGAACATTTACGTATACTGCTACAACTAATGTTGGTACTACTAGTTCTAAATCAATAACAGTAGGAATTGAAACTGATAGTATAGGTTATAGTCATTGGGATTTTTCTAAAACTGGTTCATTAACAGTATCACAAACTAATGTTGCTCCTTCGTTATCTGGAACTGTATCTATAGATGGTTCAACTTCAAATAGAACTATTTCAGAAAATGCTACTCAATTAGTTATAAAAACTCCTGCTGCATCTGATACAAATTTATCTGGATATAGATTTAGAGTGTCTGTAAATGGTGGAGGTTATACTGAAATTTATAGGGGATCTTCAACTAGTTATACTCATAATATTAGTGGTTATGGAGAAGGTACTACTTTTAAATATGTAGTAGATGCTTATGATAGTGTAGGAGCTTGGAGTGCTAATATTTATTCTCCAACAATAACTAAGAATAAATTCATACAAGATAATATTTCTTCAACATCTTCAATTGCTTTTGGTACAACTACCATTGCATTTACTTATTCTGGAGCATCTAATACTCAAAGTGGTGTTACAATTACAAAAATATTAAGTTGTGATAATGGGATAACTGTATATAATCCTAATATAACTGCTGCATCACCTATTAATTTAACTATTTATAAAAGTGGTACTGCACCTTCAACGCCTTATGTGAAATTTGATGATATTAAAAAAGTATTTGCTACAACTACTAATAAAGGTAAAGGAGTTCTGAATTTTACACTAACAAGTAAAAACTCTAATGGTACTACTAAGACTTCATCAAAGGCTATTAATGTTAATTTACAAGTTAATCCTAATAATACTTCTGCTTCTATATCATTAGTACAAACTGAATCTACAAACTATTTGAGTATTGCATCAAGTACAACAAATAAATACTTTATTCCAGATGGCACTAGGGTTACTAGAGTTAAATGGAGTTCAGTTACTGGTAAATTAGGAGAAGCAGTAACTTATCAAGTATATGTAGCTTATGGCTCTGGAGGATGGACTAAAATTGCAGATTTACCTACTGGAACAACTTATTATAATCATGCAGTACCAGTTCAGACAGTATCTCAACAATTCAAGTATAAGGTTAGAGTAATATCTACTTATAATTCAGATAACTTTTCAGAAGCAACAACATCTGCACAAACTCTTCATTATTACAATGAGCCATCTTTGACACAAGGGACAATTACAAGAGCAGCAACTACTGCTGATGTTATAGTTACTATAAAATCAAATTCAAGTATTCCTAATATTAATACTAAAGGAACATGGGCAGTTTATAAATCTGGTACAACCACTCCAGTAATATCTAGTGGGAATCTATCAGTAGCTCAAACTTCACAAACTCTTAAATTAACTGGATTAACTGATGCAAATACTTATGATTTAAAAGTTACTTATAATGATGATACTGGATATATGGTAACTAATAAAGTAACAACTATTAAAATTAGTGCAAATCTACCTATTATGTTTATAAATAAATATGGGGTAGGAGTTAATGGTGTTGCTGCTGATAGTAGTAATTCATTAAAGGTTAAAGGAAATGCTAATATTGCAGGAACTTTAAATGCTACAAATGTACAAGTAGGTGGTAACAATGTTTATCATACTGGAAGAAAACCAACACCAGCGGATATAGGTGCAGCTTCATCAAGCCATTCACATCCTTCAATAGCGGTTTCTGATGTTAGAAATACAAATCCTACTCCTAATGATTATGGAGATAGAGCTATAAGTACATTTTTCAATAATCAATATGGAGATGGTTGGAGAAGTGGAGTAACTATAAAAGGCTGGAGTGATGGATATTGTGCTTGGCAATTGTCTAATCCTTCATCTACTGTAGTTTCTGAACAATTAAAATTTAGAGCAGGTATAGGAACATCTTGGAATCCATGGAGAAAGATATATCATGAAGGAAATAAACCAACTCCAACAGAAATAGGAGCAATCCCTGAAGCAAATAGAGAAATTAGATTTTTAGGAAATGTGAAGTCAGGAACAGTTGTTTTTGATAAAACTAAATTAAAGAATGGTGTCAAAGTATCTTTTATGACTAGCAACAAAATGGGTACAGATTCTTGGCATTATGCTATAAACGGTAAATGGACAGATGGCTGGACTATGAGTCAAGAAGCTAAATATGTTTTTGACTTTACAAAGATTAAGCCTGATGGTTCTGTATGGCTTTATGAAGTTAGTGTATTTAACACTTATAGAGAAAGTATAGGTTCAAGAAGGTGTGATGGTGCTTCTAAACTATATATAGGAGAACTTAACACTCTTATGGTATATCTTGACCATGCTACTAATGTGTGTGATAACTTAACAGCATTAATAGAATATTATTAGAGGTGTGTTATGAGATATGTATTAATAAATAAATTAACTAATAATTTAGTTGAAAAAATAATTTTTCAAGATGGGGGATTTAAGCCTTCTCCAGAAATGTTTCCTAATTATTTAGAGTTGATAGTTGATGAAAAAGATGTAGTTACTAATTATAACATGAGGTATGATGAAGCATCAAAAACATTTGTTTCTATTGCTGAAAGTGATAAAGATAATCCTAAAGTATCAAAAGAATTGTTGGATATTAAATTAGCTATTGCTGAATTATCAGAGCAGAAAGATAATGAAATACTTAATATAGAGTTAGCTTTAGCTGAAATAGTAGAAGGAGGTTTATTATAATATGGCTGAAATATATGCAGATTTAGTACAAGCTGGAGAAAGAAGCCTTGATGGTGATAATGGTATTAAGAAAGTACCAGATAAATATATAAACAAAGTTAAAGAGATTTTACATGAAAGAGGAGTTTTATAGCTTCTCTTTTTTTGTATATAAAAATATTTTTTAAGGAGGATATTTCAAATGATAGTAGGTGTAGACATGGGGCATACTTTATCTGGAGCTGGTACTGGAGCAAATGGGTTTGTTTCAGAAACAGTAAAAAATAGAGAAGTAGGCAAAAGATTAATTCAGATGCTCCAAGAAAAGGGGCATAAAGTTATTAATTGTACTGTAGATAAGAGCAATAATAATTTAGCTGAAAGAGTTGCTATAGCAAATAAGCAAAAATTAGACTTTTTTATATCTATTCATCTTAATGCTTATAAGACAACTAATTCTGATATGGGGGTAGAAACTTATACTACTTCAACATCTGGGGGTAAAGCTATTGCTAAGAGAATACAAACAGAATTAGTTAATAGGATTGGATGGAAAAATAGGGGCAATAAAGAAGCTGATTTTTATGTAATAAGAAAGACTATAGCTCCAGCTTGTCTAGTTGAATTAGGATTTTGTGATTCTAAAGCTGATATGGATAAATGGAATACAGAAAAGATAGCAGCGGCTCTATTCAAAGGAATTACTGGTGTTGAATATATAAAGCCAGTAGTATCTAATCCAAGTAATGATACTTACTATAGGGTATGCGTAGGTAGCTATAAGAATAAAGAAAATGCTATTAATCAACAAAAGAAATTAAAAGAAAAAGGCTTTGATAGCTTCTTGGTAGCTTATCAAGGCTAATTTTATTTAGAAAGAGGTTTTAATAATGGAATTAGGATTTAATTATATAGTATTAACATTAGCTTTAGTTATTTTAGGGTTATGGCTTAATAAATTTGAGCCGCCAATAAAAAGACAATGGATAGCTTTAATCTTATTAATTGTAGGTGGAATAGTTGGATATTTTTATATTCAAAATGCTATTTATGGATTTTTAATTGCTGGGTTAGTTTATTACAAAGATGAATTAGTTGCAGAAATAAAAGAAGTAGCTAATAGCTATAAAGATATTAAGGATATAGAAAACTTAAAAGAGGAACAATAATATAATAAGGCTATACAATACTAGTATTTAGTAAAGTATAGCCTTATTTTCATTTTATCTCAATCTTATAGATTTCTTATTTATACACACTTTTTCCAATGGGTTAAAATCATCAAAATTCATTTTTAAGTCATCATCAAACATATTTACATAATTTCTAACTATAGTCATATCAGTATGACCTAACATTTTTTGAAGTCTAAAAACATCACCGCCATTAAGAATCCAATTCTTAGCAAAAGTATGCCTCCATCTATGTAAGCCAGTAGTATTTACTCCACGCCTTCTAGTATAGTCATTTAAGTTATGACCTAATGTAGATGGTGTCATATGCTCCCCAAAACTATTAGGGAATAGATAGCCTTTATTATCTATGCGGCTTATATATTCTGTTAATACTAATTGTAATGTTTTAGAAAGAGGAACTATTTGTTGCCTTCTTCCTTTAGTATGTGTATAAGTAACAATTCCATTATCTAAATCAACATCAGATACTTTTATGTTTAATAAAGTAGATGTTCTACATCCAGTACCTAAAAGAAAATTACATACTACCCAGTTTCTATATTCTGCAAAGTTACATTTCTTCATATTAGGTTTAGCAAGTAATAATTTAATTTCTGCATCAGTATATGTTTCTATTATCTCTTTATCTATTTTCAACATCTTAATTTTAAAGGTAGGCATATATTCAAGTTCCATGAAGTAATATAAAACTGCTCTTAAACTTCTTATCAGAGAATTAACAGATACGGGTTTAATTCCAGATTCTTTAGCTTCTAGTATAAAGTTATTTACAGTAGTTTTGGTTATAGAACTTATTAAATTATCTTTATCAAAGAATTTATACCATCTATAAACTATTGTATTATTATAAGATTTTATTGTTTGTGGACTTAAATTTTTAACTTTACAATAATTTAAAAATTCCTTATAACCTTCCTCAAATGTTTTTTCTTTCTTGTTTAAAGTAATCTTTTTTCTCAT